ATACAATACATATTTAAGATACGATAAAGCTCCAATTAATTTAAATGGAGTTTCTAGAGCAGGCTTTGCTGCATTTACACAAAGAACCGGCTATCAATCATCCCAAGTAAAAAGCCAATATATCTATGCTAGATACTTTAATGCGGATAATAGTAAGCGCCTCTATTATGGAGATATGCTAGACCAATCTGCTTCAACTTCTAGTATCAATGTGTCATCGTATGCAACTAACCAAAACTATAAATTTACTGATACGGTAAACGTAGTCCCCGGAAAACCTAACTATATGGGTGGACACTATATTCCATCTATTCCTGGTGCAGCAGGCTCGCTTGATGTTTGGAATGGCGGCCTTTCCGGCGGAGTTCCTACTGGAGGTGGAACCCTTACTGAATTCTGTATTCATAAAGATCACCCATTCCTTAAAAACTTAGGAAACGGTTCATTCAATGGTAATAATTTCTTAGGCCTTAGTGCAAGCGCACCATACGAAGTTTCAGGAAATGCTATCACAAATACAAGTCAAGTATATTTACCGTTTTCACACGCGGTTCACTTTAACACAAGCGCAGAAGCAGGAACCAATGAATTTGGAGTTCCATACTATGCACAAGCGGAAAGGGTAACCCCAGAATCTCCTTATGCATATAGCGATGTATTATATTCAGCTCTAAATACTTTTCCAATTAAAATTGGATTTGGGACAGGCGATGATTATCTAATTGGTGCAAAAACTTGCGGGTCATACTTATTTATGATGCCACAATCATATGCAGCTATTTCAGTAGACGGATCAAACGCAAGATCATCAAAAAGAACAGTTTCTGCCGGATCTGCTGCTTCAATAACAGTTCCAGTAGTTTTCCAATTTAGAACAACTGATAAAATCGGTGAAATTGGAGGTTGGTCAACCGGTCAAAAATTAACTAATATTACATATACAAAAATTATTGGACTTGATATTTACACTAAGAGTGGATTATTTGAGTTCGATATACAGGTTAGTGGTAAGCATCAGCGTGATACAATTATTACTTCGCCAACTATATTTACGCCACATGGCGGATCAGGCGGAGGCGGCGTTTACATATCAGATTTAACTGATATTCTTAGAAGCTCAGCATTTAATTTATCACTGAACTCTTCTCTAAGTGCATTTGGGTAATATAAAAATTAAGTATGACACATGCCATTATCTTATAAAAAGATTACACCCTTTGACACATCATTTGGATTAGTTAGAACTAACCCTAAACTTACAGGTAATGTTAAGTTAGTGGTAGATGCTAACCAAAATTTATATTTTGAATCAATTGAGGCAAGTTCTGAATTAGCAAATGATAAGTATAAAGCCTATCCAATTGACCCAACGTCTAATCATGATTCAAATCTATATAGATTTTTTAGTAATGGAAATACGCCAGAATCAATTGTATTTGGCGTAAAAACAAATGTCGCACTGGATTCAACATCATCAAATTTTGCTGACCAATACGATTTTTCTGAATATTTTTCAGGCGCGCGATACTGTATATCAAAGAATTATTCTGAAAAGTTCAAGTACTTTGCGCCAATATATTTAAATAAAGAGGTCCCAGAAAAATTTGTAATTTTTAAAATCCCTGGGGCAAGTCACTTGCCAATTTCGGAAACCAAAGCAAGCTATCCATATGCCAAGGCTGGACATTTAAAAAGCATACTGGATGATGCTCAAATTATAAAAACCTTTGACTTAGGAGTAGACTCGCATATCGGTAAGTATCTTAAAAAGATGCAGAGCAATCCGTTATTTCCGTCGACTACACTAAACTTTCCATTTAACAGAGGGTTGCTTGCATCATATTCGGGAGTTGCCTATAAAGTTGGCTGTTACACTGAAAAATTTGAAAACCTACAAGATCTAATTATAGGCGGTAAAACTATTACTGACTTTGAAGAATATGTAACTCTAGGTTATGAGAGAAACTCTGTAATTTATCCAAATATTCTAAATCTAGAATTTCTATTTGACGACACGTCAGACGACTTTGAATTTAATAGATATTTTGGAATTTACTGTAATACTGTAGATTTAGCCGAGCTAGATTTTGACTTAAGCGATCATGCTGCGCTTGCATTAAATTCTCCAACCATTACTGATCCTAACACATATGAATATGCGCAAACACCATTTACCCAAACTAATGAAAATGGATTAGATCTAAAATTTTATTCAATTCCAGCGTCTATTTCTTCAGCACTGTCTGAATTAGACGGAGCCGGCATTATTACGATTGAAGATAAGTTAGGTAACTTACATAAAGTTACGCAAGCAAATATTTTAGATTCAAAATTAAAGATTTCGAGTAAATCAATAGATTTGTCTCTACTACACGGTCCAACTGAAACATTTATGGAAGACTCTGCCGATTATACAAAAGGTGGAATCCAATCATTTATTGAAATTTCAATTGACGCAATCCCAAACCACCTAGATCAACTTAGAATTTATTATCCAAATGGAAAAGCGACTAATCAAAATTCTAAGAGATTTGAAACACTTACTGCAGTATCTAATTTTTCATATAATGGGTCGACTCTACTTGGAGCGCTTGCTCTATACAATGAATATGGGCCAGATCAATTTTACTATAGTATTAATGTTGTACAGCAGGAAGATCTAGCGACTCAATTACAAAAAATTGCAGAGTCGATAACCGAAGCAATTAACGCTATACAAAACAGTGGATTTAAAGCATTTTCTTATCAAAACCGAATATTTATTGTTGTAAATACCGAAGGTAATGTTTCATTGGAATATGCGGCCCAATATATTCCAGCCAGTAGCGACCTTAAAATAACTATATCAGAAGAGCCAATTTTTAAGAAAACGGCGGCCGACCTACTTGGAACAAGTTCTAGTACAACTATCGATTTAACTAATAGCGATTATATTGTATATGGCGAAGCTTCACCCAGTATTAATCAAACTAACTACTTATTTGGTACTTTGATTGCAGAAGCTGGAGTAAAAACCCTAACGTTTGGTATAGGAAATTTAGACCAAACTGACATAATTGGATGTCAAGTAGTTAATTTTAAGCCCGGCTCAGCACTATCCTCGCATATTTCAGTTGAAGGCCAATATTTCAATAAATTACATACAAATAAGGCAGATATTCTAGTACAATCACCTTCTGGTTGGGTTGAAATTGAAAATATTGTTAAGAGTATAGATTACATAAACACCAATACATTTACTAGCGAAGCTGATAAAATTAAAGCAGTAGACTATTACGATAATAATATAAACGTATTAACAGAAAACGGCACAGAAGCTCTTTTAAAATTTGGACTAGTTCAATTTAAAAAGAAATATAAACCAACAATTAGTGCATTATCAATTATCCCAATTAAAGATTTTGATTTTGACCATACTGATAGCCAATACTCGTCTACTCAATTAAGTGATGTCTGGAAATCTGCATTTATTCCAGAGGGAATTAATATGATTAACCTAGGAAAATCTGCATATCGAGTTTTAAATGGTAGTATTAAAATTGGAACGTCTACATATAGTGATGGAGATTTAATTGAAAAAACAGTACTACCGACGGTTGTTAAATTTGAAGCGATAAACGGAGATCCGTTTGTAATTCCAGCACTATCACTAACAACACCTACTTATGATGTTGAGCTTGCTGAGGCTACTCCAGATATTTTAGATTTTAAAGGATTTTTTACAATCACGTCAGACTATGCTGAAGTTTCTCCTTCTAAAACAGTATCATACATTTATCGAGATAGATTTACAAGCGGAAAAATTACATCAGAGTACGACTCAAATTACGAAAGATTTTTAATTGAAAATGCTGGAAAAAACCGATTGGTTAAGTACATCTGTAAATGGGGCGCCGACGGTTCCCTTGATTCAAGATCAAACCCGTATCGTTTGAATGCGGATTTAGTTTTTGGTGTAAATAATTTTTCACCCGAGCCAAATAAAGTTGAGCCAGATTCAAGTTTAATGACGCATGAGTGGTTTTATATTGAATCTCTATATGATTATATTAATGACATAACGGCCGCGTCTCAAAACAAACTATATTTTGATACGCCGTTTAACCCAACACTAGCTGTAACGCAAGCTGGATATTTTGAGGACTACTTTATTTTTACTCCAAGTTATTTAAATAATGGCGTTATGACGCCTTGTGCAAGAACGCAATATAGATTTTCCCAAATTAAAAAAGACTCTGTGTCTGGCATTGCTAAATCTATATTTAAAGGAATTAAGTTTGTATTTAAAGAGGTCGTGCAAGATACAGTGGAAAAGGAATTATCAGGGGCTCTTAAATACGTTAGAGAATCTAATCGTTTTAATAATTATCGCTTTACTTCAATCCTAAAGGTAATAGAAGAGACACCATATTCTGGTGAAAATCCTATTCAATTTAAATTTATTGAATCTAAGGACTTTAAATTTATTACACTGGTTATTGAATTAAGAGTTGGTCGTAAATCAAATGCATTGGTTTCTAGTCCAAAGGAATTACTTGTAACTAAAACTGGTGGACTTTCTCAAAATGAACAACATGCATTTAATAATATATCATCATCATTTTCTGACTATAAACTTAATATAAATCAAATTAGTACTGCTAATGGGATTCTATCAATTTCTGATATTACCTTAGCATTTATGTATTATGCAAAAAACAAAAAGTATAATACGTTAGACGGCAGCTACAGTAGCATAAATCTAGTAAATAGTTTAGATTTATCAAGGCCGGCTGGCTATGGTGACAGAGGTTTACCATTTGTATTTTCTTTAGATAAAGGCTCAGATATTCAAATTGTTGATGAGATTAGCAAAGTTAGTGTTAATAGCATGTTATCTTATAAGGACTCAGCCGCGCTTAAAGTATTTAGTACAGCTAATCCAGAAGAATTTACGCTAGATTTTCCAATTAATTCAAACGGACTCTTGTCAAGTGGAGAAGGTCAAGCCTTAACTACCATTACTCTTCCTGGAGGAACTTCACAAGGAATTACTACAACTGAAAATAATGCATATGGTGCATCTGGGCTAAGTTTATATCCATTTATTAAAAACCGAATTATTACATCAAACAGTATTAAAGAATCATTTGTTAACCAAACTGCAATAATTGGAAGTACTCTTAACCCAGCCGTAACTGCTAGTGTAGAAGGAGGTTCTTCGATTATCACGCTAAGCTCAGCTCCAGCCACCGCAATTTTAATTGGATCTGAAGTTGAAATTGTTGGATGGAGTACGCCTGGAACCAGAGTCAATTCAGTTAATGGCACAGCCGTAACCTTGTCTAAGGCAATTATATCAAATATACCAAATCAAAGCCAGCCTGCAGCTATTACATCTGGCTCAGTTGACATCTATTTACAAGCCGGCGCCAATTCAGAATTAGCATCATATGGTGATGCAACGGGTTTAAACTATAATGCGTCAAATAAAGTCTATGTAACAGGCACCGGTATTCCAGCCAATGCCTATGTAGTTAGCGTTAATAATGCTGCGCTTGACGCAAACGGCCAACTTATAACTAAAGTTACGTTATCAGCGGCTGCGACCTCAACTGGACCAGCTATTACTGTTAAATTTTTCCAAAAAAATACGGCAGCCCCTATTAATTTTTATCAAGCAGATATTAGCCATGCGCTTGCTACTCAAAACCGGGTAGCGTATTCAGGCAGTACTTTATTAAACGTTATTGATATTTTAGAATTAAAAAATAAAGCCACTGGCGAAACCGGATATACCTATCCAAATGCACAAGTGCTGGCATCAGAAACAAATTCAGCCTTTAATATTTTAGCTTATCCAGGAGATGTAACCAAGAAACTTCTTAGAATAATTAAGCAAACTATTTACAGATTATCAAATGAGTCTGGTATTTCGGAGATTTTGCCAAGCGGTGTTGTAATGAGGTCTGACTCTGGAATTGGTGAACTTACATTTACCAGTATTCCAACTGCACAAACTGTTTCAGGTGTAACAACCTTTAATCTTGATAAAATTATTAAAAGAGAATTAACTATCCCTGCTCTTGATACTAGCTATTGGGAATCAGTAAACTTTGCCCTTTTGCTTGGAGGAGAATCTTATTACAAAGGATTATTTAAAAGGTTAAGTTTCAATGAGTTTAAGAGATCAATTGATAGAGGCCGAGATAATGTAACCTATACTACATATTCAAATGGGGTAAAAACAACTAGCGAATTCTATATTGAAATTGAAGAGGCAACTATGGTTGAAAAATTAAAAATACCAACAATTTCACCAGTTAATATCCAATTGACACAAGCTGAAACTACAAGTAAAAGACAGGCTTCAAACTTAGTTGGATATACTGCGGCTGAATCATATTTACAGAATCCTGTCTTCTTAAGAAGACACGGCTCAACATATTCGCCTATTTTTAGAGAAGTTACCGCATTTATGCCAGATACCACTCTAAATTCAGAAATAGTTAAGGATGCAAATTGTAAATTTAATCCAAGCGCAAATCGATTCTTTGAAGTAAAAGGATTTGAGCATATTAAAGTTTCAGAAAAGAAAATTCTAGAGTTAGAGGGTAGCGATAAGTATAAACCAATCTTTGAATTAATTGGAGAAACTCCAATATCAAACGGTGACCTTTATCTACTTGCATCAAATTGGGACTATGGCTTCCATTTAGAATATATTAATAAAACTGATTCTATTCCAGCATACGGCACTCGACGCATAGCCGAAGATTCTTATTTTATGGCTAAACTTGCATCGTTACCGACGTCTATTGAAATCGATTCACTTTCTTCTAGCGAAATACTGGAGTTTCCATCGATTTCTGCTGACTATATTAATAGAGAGGCTGACGTTTTATACAAAGTAAACACTAGCGACTCTCAAGTTGATATAAACTTAACTAATGTTTTTGCAGCAAAGGTCTTATCATTAGGCCTAGAATCTCAAATTTCAGGCAGCTTTGATATTGATACAACTGCTAGAAATCCAGAAATACTTGGATCATACGATTTTTCGTCATACGTTAAACAATATGCAATCGAGAACATTTTACCTAACTATGCAATTGACCAACTTGTATTCTGGTACATAGAAGATAAGAGCCAGCCGACTGGCCTTGAAATTATTACCAAAACCGCAGCAGAGCGCTATGCGTTAGGGTACAAGAAACTAGAAGGAGTCCAAATAAATATTAAAGACGGACGATCTGTTCAATTAAGAATTCCCTTAAAAACAACTGGTCGATTAAGTTTAATAATTGAACCAAAAATGAAATTTATCTAAAGATGCCAGCACAATTAAATCTTAAAGAGGTTTTTACAACAGATAGCCAAGCCGTATTGTCAGACAAACTAAATTTTAACTTTACTAAGTTAATTGAATTAGGAATCGGCGATATTGGCCCAAGCGGCCCTGCCGGTGCGATAGGCGGAATCGGCCCAGCCGGTCAAGTTGGACCTAGAGGAGCAAAGGGCTCTAGAATATTTAGTGGAACAGACCAAACCACCAACACAACTGCCATTGTTGACGATATTTTTATTACAACCGGCGGAAGATTCTATACTAAAACTACGACGGCGTGGTCTCAAATATTTAACATAAACGATCTTTTAGCAGTATCGACTGAGTTCTTTTTAAATAAACAATTATTTACAATTAGTGACACTGATACTACCTTTACTGCAAGTACTAAAAAGAAAAATTATGGAATAGTAAGATTTTTAAAAAATGCTGGAGCAGACTTAGCTGTCGTCAACCCGGATGGAATAAATTATGGAAGTTCTGCATCAACTTATAATAACTCAACCCTATTTTTAAATAACTTTGATTTAGACAAATACCAAGCTAACTTTGTTGCAAACGGAAGTGTTGATGCACTAATTACTGATGTTAGTAAAGCAATTACAACAATATATTCAAATTTTGTAACCACATCAGATGAATCAGCTAGTAGATATCACATTCAATTAGGTTCTTTGTATAAATTGCCAAACGGTCAACATCAGATGAGTTTTTCTGAGAATAACCTTAGAATAAAGCACGCGCTAATAAACAATACGTCTGCTAGTCCAGCTGTTTCTTACTTTCTGTCAGAATTTAATGTAGGTGGAGATTCATCGTATACCAATTCAGTTAATGGTGCAACATCAGCCTTTAAGTTTAGAGCATCTCAAATGGATGGATCTGCCCACAATGGAGTTACACTATACACTGGAGGATCTTCTGCAATTAAAAGTTTTGCTGAAAATGACGCGGTATTTGATATAAATGGACTTTTGCTTGAACGCGCAACTGCTTCTGGTAAAACTCGGCTTGCGTTTGGAATAGACTCGTTAAACACAGCTCATATTATTACAAAAACTTCGTTTGACATTTGCGCAACTGGTGATATTTCGATTGGAGTATTTGGAACCGCATTGGGTGATACTAAACAAATTATCGCTAAGCGATTTGGCGCAACTGAAAAAACAACTGCTCTTGGTGTTGGAGGTACCCCCAATTCATCATTAACTGTATATGGAACTAAGAGTATAGCATCGGCAGTTTCCGATACCCGATATTTGGCAGACCAAGTTAACCTTGGAACAATGACCAAAAATAGTTTACCTTTGTCTGGTAGCGGACTAACCGAATTATTTGTACCAAGGCAGCCAAATTTAAGTGTTAACGGTAGTGCTGCAACAGCGGCTGGCCTCGCAAGTTATTTAGGATTTAATTCATATTTTGATGATAATGGAAATATGAACTTTACATATAGAGATGATAGTCCGGCAGGTACGTCTGGAACAGGTTCAGCTTTTATTACAACCCGAGATGGTAGCATGCACTTTGTTGCATATTCAAATGATCCAGCTCTAGTTGATACTAACTCCGGATCAAATTCAAACGAATCAGTATAAAATATACATAACACATGAAAACATTAAGTTTATCAAATATACTTAAAGCAGTTAAGTTTACCGTTACCAGAGATGGAAGAATGGCGGCTGGAAAATTTAACTATTATGAAGATGCAACAATGGATGCAGTTCTTTCTAATCCAACTTCGCACTTCATGCTTAATGGATCGCTGAGCTTACCAAATGTTGCATACTTCGGCAGTGAAAAATCAGGCCTATTGGAACTAACTAACGGTCATTATGGAGTATATGTTGGATCAACTAGTGCAATTACCGGTATTACTTTACCAGAACCTACGGCAAGTGTTTTACACAGAACCTATGTTTTAACTAACCAAAAAAGTTCTACCCTTGCTGTTAAATTTACAAGTGGAGGAACCGAAACAACTGTAGTTACACTATCGGCCCTGCCTTCAACTAGCGCGGCAATTACAACAGTTGCAAATTTACCAATTAATTCAGTTGTAGTTCAGTGTCAACGTACATCACGTGCCTTAGCTACTCCTCAGACCTATACTTGGAGAATTATTTCTGCAAACTATGCGCCAGCGGTTGGAGCATCTGCATCAGCTGCTACATATAATGGCGGTATTTTTAAAGTAAATCTTCTTAAAACAAACCTGTCGTCGATTTCATCGAGCACACTATCTCAATATATTACAATTACACTAAACGGAGCTTCGGGTATTCCGCAATCGGGTAACTCTAATCAAATTATTAGAAAATTTACAAGTGGTCAAAATGTAAGTGTATCAGTATCTTCATCTCTTCCTTCTGGATATTCGTTTTCGTATTGGCAAAAGAAGTCGCCATTACCGGTTGGTACAATTTCAGCAAGTCAGCCATTTACTCAAGAATTAGCAAATGCGATTACAGTAGACAACCTAACTATTACTGAGATTGACCTAGTGTTTAGCTATACGGCGCCGGTTACAAGTCAAACTTATACATATAGTGGCGGAGGTGGATCTTACAGTTACAGCAGTGGAGGTTCTGGTCAATACTCTGGCGGCGGCTATAATAATGAGTACATGTATTCATAGCAGTTAAGTTAAGGATCTAAGCTTATACGGGATCACCTGGCCTCTTTCTAACATGGACTTAATATCCAATAAGATGTTTGAATTGAAGCCACTAGAGTGATTCAGAAGTTTATTAGCAACAATCGTAGCTAACGCTAGTTCAAATAGAGTTTCGTCTTTAATTTTCTTTACTGAAGATAATACCATGACATTTTTCTTAGCTGAAAAATCTGTAATTTCTGGCTTAACTTGGCCTAATAGTTCGCTAAATTCGCCGTCTTCACATGAAAATTCGTTTATTTCAATTAGGTGATTTGCTTTAATCAAAAAGGGTACGCCTTTATCTTTAGTAATTTTCCAAATATGATTAAGTTTAGCTTTATTTTGTGTAGTTGCGACATAAATCGAATCTAACTTGTGAAATTTTGCTGAATTAAAGTAGAGTCTAGTGTAAGCCAGTCTATCTAACATAATATCTAAATATTCAGTAAGAACTTCTGCTAAAATGGTTGACGACATTCTTAAGATTTCCCCGCCATACTCTTCCCTGTTTCGGGTTAAAGATGCAATAATTTCCATTACGTGACGATCGTCCTTTTTAAAATTATAGGCAGAGTCGAAAACTCCCTTATCAACAATAACTGTATTTAAATTTAGGTAGTGAAATAGGATTTCGTGGAATCTAGTAAAAGATCCAGCTTTAAGATCCGCAAGATACTTTTGTTTAGCACCAAGCATAACGTAATTATAATATTCAAGGTCAACATATTTAGAATTTGCCAGCCATAGTGGATCCAGGCCTGGCACATTTAGGTTAGTCTTCATGGTGCCGAATCTTTATTGATATTTATTTAAGTTAGCGACCAGGCTAAACTTGGATAAATAAAAAGAAAGCGCCATCTGTAATGCAGACAGTTACCCTAAAGCTTATTCCGGAGACTTCCAAATCAAGTCTGACATTCAGCAGTAACTATAGACTATTTTCAACAAAGGACCCTTTACCTGGAGCCTATTCGATTACAAGTTTTACTGACGATGTTGACTTAAATGGCAATAACCAAACCTATCTAAGTAAAAAATTTAGATATTCAACAGATCGTGGAAACTGGTCTCTGTGGTACGATATTGCAGACATTGCCGCACTTGCTTTTAATAATGCTGATCTATTTGTTGAATTAAAATATGAATATAATAATACAACTAGGAATCAGCTTACTAATCCAATTGTTGTAAATGAAATTAAATTTAAAATTGTTGCAGCAGATTCTGTTCCAAGCCTATTTACACCAAGCATAGTTTGTAGCGATGAGGTTTGTCCAGCTCTTATTTCAACTGGCACCATGTCGTTTAATCCATATGCGGCAGACCAGGCCGTAAATATTTTTAAACAATTAAGCTTTAATACTAACAAATTATTTGGACATGAGGTTGTTTACTTTAAAACCGAACCAGATAGAGACTCTGCGGACTACGTGTTCAAGGAGTGGACTCTATTCAAAACAATTAGCAGAAAATGCATTAAGGTGCTTGTACCCGGAAATAAATTTCCAGATAATAAGCCTACATACGCAGAGTTTGGTGTGGATTTTGAAATGCCATTCGAAATCCATATTGATAACCAATATTTCCAAACGATCTTTGGAGCAGCGTCGAATCCTCGCAAAAAGGATTTCCTCTATTTTCCATTAACTAACAGAATGTATGAGATTCAGGGTACATACCTATATCGCGGAATTATGCAGGAGCCAGTTTATTGGAAAATTCAATTGGTTAAGTTTCAGCCAAATATTGATATGATGATGAAAGCAGAAGACCGAACTTTCTTAGATAATATTATTACAAGTACAGATGAATTATTTGCAGATCAAATGATTGACGAAGTTAAGGATGCAACAATGCCCCAGCAATTTAAAACAATTTCAACCCGTTTTGATGAAACTCGTAAGGCACTACACCCAGATCTCAAAATCAAGCAATTGACCCTAACCTACAACTATTCTCCACTAATTCAATATTATTATGAAAGTAAGAGTGTACCGAGCTTACCTATTACAGTTATACCCAAAACCTCAAATTTTACAAAAGATTCGGTTAAATATGAAGATGCTGCAACCAAATATACTTTAATTGCATATGAAGAATCTGAACTATTTTCACTATGGGCTGGCTATAAATTAACAACATATGACTTAAGTAATGGAGCGCCAATTAAAATTAGAGGTCCATATAATTCAAACGATCCACTGCTTGGCCGATATATTAAAATTGACAGATATGCTGACTCTAATTTCTTTACGCCAAACCAATTAGCGTTTGAACCAGATACAAATAGCCGTGTACATATTTTAACCAGAGACTATAGCGTTGTCTATAATGAAATTGGAAAATTAGGAGAAGACAAATCTAATATGACTTACTTTGCGCTATTTAAAATTAATGCCCTAACCGATTCAATTAGTTTTATTGATGCATACGATAATAATTTATCACAAGGATTAAAGTTAGATGGTACTTCAATTGCAAT